ATTGAACCTTGGGTGGACTTTTACGATAATGATAGAACAACTTATTTAGATTGGTCAGATAAGATTCAAAGAGATGAACCGATAAGAATCAAACCAATGGCTGAACTTAATGCAAGGTATTATCAATTGAATTACAAGTCGGATAACGATTGGAAGAATGAGGAATATAGAAAGCTTTATAATGAAGGATATGGGGATAGAGTTTATGACAATGGATTTGAGTTTGCAAAAGAAACTGATAAGACTGAAGTAATATTTTCAGCTACTACTTTAATTGGTTATACTATTTTGAATGTTGCAGTAGATAAGATTGTAAGTGCTATCTATAAGAGGTCAAATGCACTTGAGCAACAAATGGCTTCTAATATCAGAATCCTACAAGCTAATAAATTAACAGGTTACTCAAATTGGTATATTCAGAATAGAACTCCGACAAGTATAAGCAATATTTCATCAGCATTAACTTATTATGGTTATGCAGGTCACTTTGATAATCCTGATGCTCCTAATTCAGATTTAAACTTTGGAGCTTTAAAAGAGCTTTATTATGAGTTAGCAAGTGGAGCACTATCCAATAATCTATTCAATGCTTATTACTCAAGTTATATGGCTGAAATTACTGATAAGGATTCACGAGTGATAACAGTCAAAATGAGATTAACTGAGAATGATGTTTACAATCTTGACTTTGGAAGATATATTCTAATTGATCAGGTACTTTACAGATTGAGTAAGGTTATTGACTACACACCAGGGGAACTTTGTAAAGTGCAATTATTAAGAGTTATTTCAACAAATTATAATTAACTAAAATGAACTTAAAATACTTTGAAAATATTGATGGGAGTTGGATTGACATATCCGGACAACCTGGAGCTTCTTTACAATACGATGCAGATTCAAGTGGATGGGTAACTTCAGGAGGTTATAAGGTGTATGTTGCACAACTTACTCAATCCGGCACTGATGCTCCGGTAGCAACAGTATTAGAAAACACTTTGGGATTTGTACCTAATTGGCAAAGGTCAGCAAGTGGAGTTTATGGCTTTGACTGGAGTGGGGATTTTGTTTCTACTAAAGCTGCAATCTATATGAGTCCATTATACCAAGCTAAAGATTTTTATTTTGATTACGAAGCAGATTATGACGTCACAATATTCTCAGCAGGTAATGATAATTACATAAGCAAAACAACATTTGAAATAAGATATTATAATTAATATGGCAAAAACAGTAGTTGCTTTAGAGGCAACATTTAATACATCAGGAGCAGAAGGGAGTGTGAAGAGTTTAAAAGCTCAATTAAAGGAAGCACAGGCAGAAGTGCAAGGTTTATCTGATAAGTTTGGTGCTACATCAGAACAGGCAGTTAATGCAGCTAAGAAGGCAGCAGAACTTAAAGATAAGATTGGGGATGCAAAAGCATTGACTGATGCATTTAATCCGGATGCTAAATTCAAAGCATTCAGTTCAGCACTTCAGGGTGTTGTTGGTGGGTTTTCTGCATTACAGGGAGCACAGGCATTGTTTGGTTCACAATCAGAAGAACTAACAAAAACACTTGCAAAGGTTCAGGGAGCAATGGCATTATCTCAAGGACTTAACTCAGTGCTTGAAGCGAAGGATGCATTTGTAAATTTAGGGACAGTACTTAAGACAAATGTTGTAGGTGCGTTTAATGGATTGAAAGCTGCAATAGGTAGTACAGGTATAGGACTTTTAGTGATTGCTTTGCCTATCTTAATTGCAAACTTTGATAAGATTAAGCAAGTAGTTTCTAACTTGTTTCCTGGACTTGCAAAGCTTGGTGGTTTTATAATGGATTTAGTTCAGAACATTACTGACTTTGTAGGTATTACATCTGAAGCACAAAGGGCAACTGATAAGCTATTGGCATCAAATAAGAAATCTATTGAAGAAACTGATAGATATTTAAAATTCAATGCTGATAAATATGATGAATATACTTTAAGAAAAGTTAAAGCAAATAATGAATTTAAAAAAAATCAGAATGAGATTTTAGAGAATGACAAGTTAAATGATAAACAAAAACAAGAATATATAAAACAAGCTCGTGAATTTGCAAATAGAGAAATTGCAGGAGCTGAAGCAGACAGACAAGCAAAAGCAAATGAATCAGCAAATAAGCAAAAAGAAGAAAGAGATAAGATAAAAGAACAAAAGAAAAAAGAAAGAGAACAAGAAGCACAAGAAGCAGCAGCAAAAGAAAAAGCACGTTTAGAAAATATAGCTGCTCAAAACAAAGCTACTGATGAACTTATCTTAAGAAATAGAATCCAATCTATAAAAGATGAATTTCAAAAGAAACAATTTCAAATAGCAGTTAATCAACAAGGAGAAATTGATGCACAACTTGAATTGCTTAATAAAGGTTTAATTACTGATGAAGAATATAAGCAAAGAAAAGCTTTAATAGATGCAAATTATAAACAACAAGAGAAAGATGCACTTGATGCTCATAATGCTGAAATAGATAAAAAAACATTAGATGCTAATGAGAAGAAAGCAGCAGATGATAAGAAAGCTAAAGATGATGAAGTTGCAAGAGCAGAAGCTGCTCAAAAAGCTAAACAAGATATTAACAATTTAGAAATTAGTGCTGCTCAGGATTTAGTAGGACTTTTAAAAGGATTAGGAGAAAAAAATAAAGCATTACAAAAAGCTACTTTAATTGCAAGTGGAGCTTTATCTATTGCACAAATCATAAACAATACAAATGTAGGTAGCTCTAAAGAGGTTGCAACTAAAGGTATATTTGGATTGAGTACTTCAGCGATTCTTTATGCTAAAGCTGCAATAAGTATTGCTTCAGTAATAGCTGCAACTGCAAAAGGATTATCTGCTTTAGGGGGTGGTTCAGCTCCTTCAGGTGGTGCAAATGGAGGTGGGGGTGGAGGTGGAACTACTGCTCCAGTTCAACCACAGGTATCTACTACTACTTTAAATCAGGGACAAGTTAATCAGTTAGCGTCTGCAACATCAAGAGCATTTGTTTTGGAATCTGATGTATCAGGGAATCAGGAAAGAATCCAAAGATTGAATAGAGCAGCAAGAATAAACTAAAAGAGATTATTAAATAAAAATCCCATTATAAGTTATGAAGTTTCAAGATTTACCAATATACGAATTAAAGATAAATGAATCATTAACCGATGAATCAGAGGTATCTTATGTAGCACTCGTTGATTTACCAGCTATTAAAAAGGATTTCTTAGCATTCAATGAACAATTTATTAATCCGTCTAAAGGCGAACATAAAGAAGAGTTTTTACCTCGTTGTATAAAGTATGTTATTGATGAAGGCAAATCATCTGAGCAAGCAATAGCAATTTGCAATTCATTATGGGATGAACACTTTGCACAAGAAAAGGTTTCTATTGATTATGATGATACTTTAAGCACATCAAGAGGGAAGGATTTAGCTAAAAGATTAATATCTGAAGGAAAGATTGTTTATATCATCAGTGCAAGGTCTGAGCTGACAGGAATGCTACAAACTGCAAAAGATTTAGGAATACCTGAATCAAGAGTTTATGCTACTGGTTCTAATAAAGCAAAGGTTGAAAAGATAAAAGAATTAGGAATATCTAAGCACTATGATAATAATACTGATGTAATTAAAGAACTTGGTTCAGTAGGTTCAAAGTTTGCTTATTCATTCCAAATCATAAGTGAGGATGAGCATATTATATCAGGTCCACTTATGTTGGCTGACCAACTTATCTATCGCGAAAACGAGAAATTCGGAGCTCATTATGTTAGATTTTCTGTTGATACTATCAAAGACATTGCTATCAAGTTTGCAAAGAAAAAATATCAAAACAATGTGAATCTTATGCACGATCCTTCACAGGTAGTAGATGGGGTTACAATGTTTGAATCATTTATAGTAGATAAGAAAAGAGGGGTGTTACCAATGGCAGGGTTTGAAGATGTAGCAGATGGAAGTTGGTTTGGTTCATTCTATGTAGAGAATGCTGATGTATGGAATCAGGTGAAATCAGGGGAATTGAGAGGATTTTCGGTAGAAGGTTTATTTGATTATGAGGAACCAAAAGCTCCCTTGTCAGCTGAAGAACAAGCACTTAAAAAAATAGAAGAACTTTTAAAAGAGATTAATTAACAAAAATCCCATATTAGATTATGAATGCAAAAGAAATACTTGAAAAATTAAAGATGACTTTTAACGAATTAGTCAATAACGCTGATGCTCCAGTAGTTCCTGAAGTTCCAGTTGCTACAACTACCAAAGCTAAATTAGCTGATGGTACTGAAGTAGAAGTTACTGCATTAGAAGTTGGAGGTATCGTTACCATTGCAGGTGCTCCTGCTCCTGTTGGAGATCACACTTTAGAAGATGGAACAGTTATCACTGTTGGAGATAATGGTGCTATCACTGCTATCGTTCCAGTTGAAGAACCAGTTATGGAAGATATGGCTAAAAAGAAGATGGGAATGGAAGAAATATTCTCAGCTTTTGAAACATCTACAAACGAAAAGTTTGCATCTTATGAAGCAAAGTTTGCTGATTATGAAGTAAGATTAGGCAGAGCTACTAAAGTTATTGAAGGACTTATGAGCTTAACACAAGTGTTGGCAGATACTCCAACTGGAACTGCTGATCCTATCGTAACTAAAACAAACAATTTTAAAACCGATGAACCTGTGATGAAAGATTACAGAGGTTTATTTAACAAATAATAACTAACAATTAAAACTTAAAAAAATGGCTTTATCATTTTCAGGTTTGAATGCCTATACAAAAGAGCTTGTTCAACCTTTATTAACTTCAGCAGTAATCGGTGCAAGAACGCAACAAATGATTATGGATGGAGGTATCGTATTAACAGGAGTAAAAGGACCAACTGCACTTCCTACAATGGAAACTGATGCAGTATTTGCTTCTCAGTCTTGTTCATTTGATCCTTCAGGTACTACAACTTTTGCTCAGGTAGTAATGACTCCGGGTAAAATTAAAGTAGAAGAAAAAATTTGTCCTAAAGATTTAGAAGCTTATTTCACTGCAAGTGCATTGAAAGCTGGTTCTACTTACGAAGATTTCGGTAATGCTGATTTCCAAGCTGCTTACTTAGCTAAGAAAAATGCTCGTATTGCTGCTCAATTAGAAACTGCAATATGGACTGGAGATTCTGCTTTAACTAATGCAAATATCAATAAGTTCAATGGTCTTAGTAAAATTATCAATGCTGGTTCTCCAGTAGATGCAAACGTATCAGGTTTTACTGGTGTTGCTACAATCACTACTATCAGTTCTTCAAATGTTGTTGCTGCAACTGAAGGTATCTACAAAGCTATCCCTGCTCAAGTAATGGCGAAGGGTGATGTTAAAATCTTCGTGGGTTACGATTGGTATCGTTTGTTGATATTAGCTTACAGAGCTTTGAATTTGTTCAGCTACAATCCACAAGATGTAAATGCTCAGTCATTTGTTCTTCCAGGCACTAACATTGAAGTTGTTCCTGTAAATGGTTTAAATACAACTGGAGATGCATTCGCTATCAGCTTATCAAATATGGCTATCGGTGTTGATTTGGAAGCTGAAGAAAACAACTACAAAATGTGGTATTCTGAAGATAACAATGATGTACGTTTCAGAGCTGAATTCAAAGTAGGTGTGCAAGTAGGTTTCACAACTGAGTGTGT